TCTAGTTCTTTTAATACGCCAGAACTAATCTTTTGGAATAGTTTACCAGCTTCTGATAAGAGTTTAGTAACTTTTAAATTGTCTGCTGCAGTGAATGTAGCTTTACCCGATAGATCATCCATCGTAGCATCTACCATCCAAACCTTAGAAGTAGCTTTTAATTTGTTGGTAATGTCACCACCAAAGCTAGCTTGCATAGTTTCGAATGTTGCACCTTTGTAAGATGTATGCCAAACTATACCACAGTCTGCTTTAGAAATAGTTTTTTCTAATTTAGATCCATATGGTACTGCATATACGATTGTGTTTGGGTGAAAGGTAATCATCTTTTGTCCGTTAATCGTTGCACCTTTTAGGTCCGATTTATCAAACATAAAGTCACCTTGTATTACACCTTTAATACCCACATCTTTTAATCCATCAAAAGCCATTATTAGCTTCTTAGATAAATCGCCGGATGTATCGGCTTTTATATCATCGTGGTTTTTGTATACCTTAGGATCTGCATTAAAGATTCCTTTCTTGGCTACAAAGAATGACCCGTCGCGTGGATCCTCGCCCGCGAATACGGCGGGAGCACCGTCCCATTTCACGGTCACATCTACAGGTGATGTCGTGTGACCACTCAACATATCTCTCATACTGCGTAGAGCGTTGATTGCTTGGCGTGCTCCCTTAACTCCGCCATCTAACACTAAATCCTCTATGTGAGTCATATGAGTGTTTTTGGCTTCTGTAAGGTTATGGTTTTTAAATGATATCATTATTTTCCTAGTTTAATATAAACTCCGCCTTCTGCGGTTGTTGATCCAGCGTAATTAATCATTCTGGTTACTATGACGTTGGATTTTTTTCCACCGGCTTTTTGAATTGCATACAATACTTTCATGCAAGCATATTTGGAGCTGATCCACTGCCAGTCTTTTTGTTCTAACTCAGATACGAAATCTTTATATTTAACATTCTTATAGAATTCATTAAACATCTTATACATTTCTTTTACATCTTTTTCTTTACCATCTGCTATATCTTTTGCTGCTTTGGTGATTCCCCCGGTATGTTTTGGTAACATTTTTCCGGTCTCAGCTTTAATTATTTCTAGCATAGGTCCATAGCCAATACCACCGCCTCTGGAGGTTTTACCCTTTATATCTCCTTTAATAGATCCGCCACGGCTTCCATCTTTTAAATCTATTTGTAATGAAGAGGTTTTAATAAAAGCACTTTTAGAAGACCAAAAATTACCTCGTCCTGATTCAAAACCTAAAGAAGAAATTTTATGCATTAATACTTCTGGTGGTTGTTTAATATTATTTAATGAAAAAGGAACAGATTCATTTTTAACTAATTTTAATGATATGCCTACTAGTTCTCTTTTATTGAATGCTGAGATTAAGGATTTATTAAATCCGTGTATTGACATTGTATTTAGTTTATCTAAATTAAATCCTTTCTGTATTGCCCACACATCTCCTGGATTCCACTTATCATCTTTCAATGGAGTAAAGCCCGAGTTTTTAAATGCAAGGTTTTTAAGAGCATATATTTTTATCATGTCTGCAGAGCCACGATGAAATTCCATATTTTTGTGTATATACTTTTTATCAATTAGATATTTTGTTATGTAGTATGAAGACTTCCACCAGTTTTCTGGAGTTTCTAATATCTGATCTGTATTAGCACTTACATTTGATGTGCCATTAGTTTTGTAAGCTTGAGCTATTACTTCGTCATCATAGTATTCTAAATCATGCCCTGGACTATCTACCATAGCTTTCATCATACATGCATTATGGGATTCGTTTCTTTCTGTATCAGCTGTACCTGCGCCTGCCCCTCCAATACCACCACCAAATTCCTTGTTCTTAGCTAGGGCATTGGTCTTGATTTCATTTCCACCTTTATCAATTAATGTAAATCCACCACGTCCAAAATGATCGTTATTCTTTTTAAATAGGTTACAATTATTAATCGCTTGATCTATATAATCATCACCAACTTTAAAAGTTCCACCTTTGGCTAATTCTAATGGTTTTTTAGATTTTATTAATTTAATTAAAATATCAATCCTTTCTTCATCAGTTTGGGAATTTGCTCCAGCAAGTTGACTCGGGGTCAGAGCGACCATCTCTTTAAAAAGGATAGGTTGTACTGTAAAAGATTTAAATGAATTCATAGATCTATTTATGCTCTAAATTTTCTTAAAGAATGGATTAGGGTAAATTTCCCCATCTGAATCATATGATATTACTTTTTGTTCGTGAAGTACTCTAATACATCTCTCCGCTCCTTCACGAAGACCTTGTCTATAAAAGTGTACGCACGCTGCCCCACATAATAAACTAACTATTAAAAATTGTCCTATTTCCATATTTCATACCTCAAGTTAAATTGTTTTGCAATCATAAAGTCTTCCATGTTCTGAATAGATTCTTTACGAGATTTAAGAACCCACCTACGATGAGTTCTTTCTTTTTCGGTGGGGAATGTTTCTGTACATTCCCATACCTTTTTAAGCTTGTTTTGCGATTTCATGTGATTGCCAGCTGTAAAATCCAGGTCCTGCTATATCGTGTAGGTACATAGGACCAGTCCATTTAATAGAATATCTACCTGAAAGAATATTACCTCTTGCTCTATTTAGAGTAGGTGTTTTCCAGTTTTTAGGTTTAAAGATATCTCCAGGGTGAAAGTTTTGATTTCCCTTGTTTATAAAACCCCATGCCGATCCATTACATTCAATTCGAATATATTTAGAACCTTCGTAAATTTCAATAGTGTTTTTAAAAGTGTTAATTCTTTCTTCATCGGCTTTTACAAATTTTGAAAAGTCGTCTATAATAACATCTATAAGTGTATCTAATTCTTGTCTCATCTTAATGTAATGGCCTCCCGCCTAAAGTATCTAATTCCATCTGGCCGATTATCTCTATACCAGTTCTATCTTGAATTGAATCACACATAATTTTCCATGATGCATCATCTTTGGCTTTTGATAAAGTCATTTCATCATCTGTTAATTCTACCTCGACTGGATAGCCAGTAGCGAGGTGTGTCATCCTAAGTAATCTTTTCATGCTTTTCATATTACGCTGCCTCCATAATTGATAGTGGACAATTCCATAGTTGACCATCGATTCTTACGACAGCATTTTTTATTTTAATTTCCGTAATAGAACCTTTTAAGATTCTGCCTTTGGCTTTAACTGAAACTAAATCGCCAACTGAGAATTGAGATCTAGCTGTTCTAGCTAAGTCATTTCTTAGGGCTTTTTGTTTTAATTTTAAAGCATTAATAACGAGATTTAAATCTTGCATATCGCTAAGATCGTTAATCCCTTTTATTATATTTGATGTTTTCATTTTTAACTCCTATATTATTTTAAATGATAGGTCTATTATACCATAAAAGAGGAGGCTTGTAAACCTTTTTTTTCAAAAAGATGTGATTGTTCACGTAATCGTGACGTAAAAAAAGCCAGATAAGAGAATTCCTACCTGGCTTTGTTATGATATAAATTCCCGATTCTTTAGAAAAGGTAGTGCATAGCTAGAACCATGCTATCTGTGGCATCTCCATGCCTAACTCCATCCATAATGTGCAAACTTAATTGTACACTCGGAGCTATCATGTTGGAATATTTGAGCGCTGCCCAATCATCCCCATTATTAAAGTCGCCATATTTAACATAGAAATCCCCAGGTACATCTGAAAGAAACGCAAGATGATGCGTAAATTCCATATATGTATTATCTGAGTTGTCGCTATCTACGTAATAATATATACTCGAGTTCTTGTAACTTGCGTTAACAAAGATCTCTTCGATATCATCATAGCCTTCATTATAAGAGTATTGTATAACTCCACCACCAAGTGAGAGATTGTCTGTCACTGTAAGATTGTATCCTACCGATAAGTCATATTCCCATTCAGCTTCGTCTCCAAAGTCGACCTGTCCCATCCAAGCTGAGCCATATAATCCGTTATCGTGATTATAGTCTATACCTAGATTATAGGAAGTGTCTCCCATAGATTGTGTTGCGCCTCTCCACATATAGTCAGACATTACTCCAACTTTACCTGAAACATCAGCGTACATGAAAGGTGAGATGAAAGTTGCTAATACCAAAGGTAATAATTTCTTAAACATCTTAGCTTTCTCCCTTGACGAGTGTGTATACACCCCATAATAAACCTACCCATGCGAGTAGTTTGGCAAGACCCCCGAAAAGAATTACAGACCCACAAGCTACGATCAGTGCGATCCCATCATGTGAAGTTCTTTCTTCTATTCTGGCGGTAAGCCATTTTTTGGCGTTTGATACGTCCATATTTTTTCCTCTATATTTTAAAATCAGCGAAGGTATCTTTCGAATCCCTATCACCAAAATTATTTATTGGTTTATCCGGAACCATGTCAGACATAATATCTGTCTGAGCAGATTCTTCAACATCGTATAGTTTCATGCGGGAACGATCTATACCAATTACAAAGCGTTTGTATTTAGTTAAATCGTTATAACGATTTTTCAATTGCTTTACCAATATCTGGCCAAGATCATCAAGTTCCTCTGTTGAAATAAGAGCAAACATTAGATCCGCCGTAGCTGGTAATCCAAATGATTCCGAAGTGTCCTCTAGTCCGATGTCGGTATTACCGAAACCAGATCTAGTCGTTTGCGTTGCCGAAACGATTGGAACATTAAATTCGACAGCTAGACCACGCATTTCCTCTGCGATAGCTTTGATGTACGAATAACTATTTATACTTCCCCCGAGCCCACGCATGCGGGAGGAAGCACATATATTCAAGTAATCGATATAAATTATATCGGGCTTGAAATTCTTTTTTAGCTTTAACTCATTGAGTAAAGCCCTGAAATGTCCAGTGTGAGCAGCGCCTGTTGGGTATTCTTTTACGATTAATTTACCAACAGAAGCCTTTGCTATCTTTTCTATCTTTGTAGTATATACATTATTAGGTAAAGTAGATAGNGATTGTATTGGGTAATCCATAAGGTTAGCATCTATTCTTTCTGCAATACGNTCTTCTGCCATTTCCATAGTAATNTATAGAACGTTTTTGCNTAATTGCAAATTAGNAGCTGCGCAATGACACATGAATAGNGATTTACCCACGCCAGTGCCCGCGAGAGCAATGTTTAANGTCTTATTAGGTAAACCACCNTTNGTAATCTTATTCATATAATCTAGNTCAAAAGGTATTTTATCTTCTTTNCTATTATANAAATCANATCTNTCTTGAGAGTTATCAATGTAATCATGACCTATTGCTTGGTCGAAGGATGTGCCTAGAGCTTCGGATAGTATCTCTGGGATAGCTCCGTCGCTCTTTTCGGTCTTACCATCAATGATCTGGATGGATTCCATAATAGCATTATAAACTGCTTTTTCTTTGCACCATTTTTCCGTTTCATTAATAAGATAATCTGTATCGATATCCGATTTGGTTTTTAACTCATTAATTAATACAGCAGCTGAGTTAAGCTGCTCGTGTGGTAGACTTAGTTTTTGTAATTCTAGATCTAGTATTTTACCTGTTGGTAGCTTATTATGAGCACCAACAAATTTAACTATAAGCTCGAACACAATTGCGTGTTCGCCTGCATAGTATTCTTTCTTTATGAAAGGTATAACTCTTCTACAGTAATCTTCGTTGTTAAGAAGATGATTAAGAGTATGTGTCTGTATCTGGTTTGTTATGTCCAATTATATCCTCTGCTAGTTTATCATCCATTGTTTCATTAATTATATGTTCTAATACAGCACCAATATAGTTATTAAAATATTCGTCCGCACATAGTTCATCGTGGTCGTGATCCGATGGATCTTTAATAGTGTAAGTGAATGATAGAGTAGCTATGTCTAAAGTAGTATCTTCTTTGATACCAACTTTGCCATATATTAAAACAACTCCATCAAATTCACCATTCAATTTGATCCCGTAGAAATCTACGTTTTCTGATTCCACAAATGTGTAATCTTTATGTGTTACATTATACACTAGTTTCTTCCGTTTGTAAATCTATTTCTACATCTAATAACGGTTTATGACCGATCTGGTAATGACCTTTTACAAAGTCTTTAAAATCTGTATCATCTAGGATTGGAGTCCAAAATTCTTTCTTTAAAGTATCTTTCTCTCTGACTTTTGGCTGAACCAATTCGCCAGTTTCTCTATCGACTCTACAATACCAACCAACGTTAGGTTTTTGTACATATCC